ACAAAGTTTTTGGACATTTGTAAGTGGTGTTTCGATCCAATATGCTACAGCTTGTGTCATCTTTTTCTCCATTTGATATAACTATTCTACACTATAACGAATCGTTTGTACATAAAAAAATGCGCCGAAGCGCATTTTAGTTTTGTTTGTAATCAATAACTTATGATTTTTATCCAAACCTACTTAAATATTGTCCTATTCGACCTACAAAAGGTAGAAGCATAAGAGCCATAAGTAAGTTCATTCCGGTATGAGCCATAGCAATTCGTAGCGTATCACCTTTTGGCATTCCATCAGAAACAAATAAACCAGCTAACCATATTGTACCTGTCGTACCGATGTTAGCTCCGAGCACACAAGCAATAGCGGCAGGTAAAGGTAAAGCACCAGAAGCGACTAATGCAATAATAGCAGTAGTAGATAGTGAAGACGATTGCCACAACAATGTCATGATAATTCCACCGAAGAACATATAAATCGGACTACCTAAAAACCAGTTAAGGTGTTCCATATTCCCCATAGATTTCATTCCACCTGAAAAGGTCTTAAGTCCAATATAAAAAATAACCAGACCAACAAGGGCTGTTATCATCGGGTTTCCTAGATCCATCTTCTTTACCTTTTTCCAAAGTTTATTACCTTCGTTTTTCATTAGACAATACTTTGTAAGTCGCCATGATTGCCTTCATGCGATGGGCCTCGCCATCCACCAGGCTTAAGTAAATCGGGCAACCCAAAGCGATTAGGACGTCCAGGTTTTACACCAGGCTGTTTGTCCATATTGGCTCGATAGATTTCATCCCATGCCTTGTTAGCATCAACGCCCATAACATCAAGTGTACCGATGGCGAATACACACATATCAATCAAACCATCGACTACTTCTTCTGCATCTGAGTTGTTGATAGCAGACAGAGTCTCTTGATATTCTTCACCGATCATAAGCATACGGAACATAATGTATTTCTGCATCAGATCCTTATCATCTTTATTATTTGAGAACCAATCATGCACACCAAATTTACTGTGCATATCATTAATATCTTTAACCCAATTATCACTCATTGTTTTCATCCTTGTTTATCATCATGTACTCATTATACCAAGTTTTTTAATGCCTGTACACCAATTTTCTGCGGCATCTTCAACATATCTTATAGATTTATTTGGAAATTGTTCTGTAAAATAATGCGTGTTGTCATCGTTAAAATACTTTATATACGCATGTTCTTCTTTAAAATCAAAATGTATTTCGCAATAACCTCTTTCTGGAGGATCGGCAGTATATGTTGATAACTTACGTCCCATATTTACTCCTTTATAAAATTAGAAATGTTAGGATAAATTTTGCCAATAGCAGAGGCAATTTCTCTGGCTAAATCCATATGCTCTTTTTGTGTTCCGTTTGCTGATCGCAATTCTACATAGTGAATCCACGAACGAATAGTACCATTTACATATAATCTTGAAACCGTATTACCTTCAGGAAGAATAGATCTTGCCTGCTCTTTTGCAATGCCACGCTCTCGTGCCTCTTTATAAATTTTTTCAACCATGCCTATAACAAATTGCTGTTGCTGTTCCCACCAAACATCCAGTGATGTTTCTGTATTTTCTATGCTATTTTGCCGGTTGGTTTCATCCTGTAAACGACATTCACGAGTAACAAAAGTCTCATGCATTTCATTTGGATCCGCATAACGTTGGCTGAACTCTTGAAATGAAAATGATCTATGGCGCAGCAGCTGCCTTGCTATATCACGAGTAGTTTCAATTTCAATGCAAGCAGAAGCCATCTCAAATGGGCTCCAGTGTTTATGCTTGATAAGATAATCCAATAGCTTGGCTGTTGTTTTTGTGTTTGCCTGATTAGAAGGATTTGAAACACGTGCACAATATGCCACAAGATCTTGGATATTTTCAAGACCCATAATACCAGGTTCGCCAGAATGGACGTGTCGAACCGGCTGGCTGTGCGAAATAAGTTTAGCTTGCATTATTTACCTTGACCTTTATATTTTTTGTATGAACGTCTTTTGTGTTTATTCATAGATGATGTTTTCAAATTGCGTCTACCAATAGACGTCTTTTTAGCATTCGTAAAACCTTTTGCCATTAGTGCATAGTCTCCTTATCTTCTTCAAAAATTGTTACTTGGTCTTTTAATTCTAACATTGCTTCTATCATGTCATCATAATCTTCTTCTGATAAACTGCTACGATATAAAGATAATCCAATAGTTGTCATAACTGCAGCTATCATATGAATGCTTAATCCAGATTTTAAGGCATCATTAGTTAGTTTCATATACAGATTATATGTTGCTTTGAATTGTTCATCTTCATAATTCATTGTATTTTAAAATCCTTAAATCTTTCATTGACTGCTGAGTTATCAAATGCTGGCACGTCTTGAACTAAGCCTTCAGTGCCTCCATCAGCATCAGACAATCTCATTTTTGCACGATCCACATTCACTACAAACCGCTTATTTACATTAGGATCATTATAACGATTTTTTAATTGCTTTACCATAATCTGACCAGAAGCATCTAGCTCTTCATTGGATATCAAAGCAACCATAAGATCTGCGGTAGCTGGCAAACCAAAAGATTCTGAAGTATCTTCAAGACCTACGTCTGAATTAGAAAAACCACTACGAGTTGTTTGCGTTGCTGTAAATATTGGTAAATTGAATTCTACAGCAAGACCTCTAAGTTCTTCTGCAATAGCTTTAATATACGTATAAGAGTTAATAGATCCTCCCATAGATTTCATTCGAGCTGATGCACAAATATTCAAGTAATCAATAAAGATAATTTCAGGTAGAAAGTTCTTTTTTAGTTTTAGTTCATTTAACAAAGCACGGAAATGATTAGCATGTGCTTGACCAGTTGGATATTCTTTAATAATAAGTTTACCATTAGTTCTGCTAGCAATAGTAGATACTTTATTTGTCAACATGTCCTTCGATAAGTTTTCTAACTGATCAATTGGAACGTCAAGTAAATTAGCATCAATGCGCTCAGCAATACGTTCTTCGCTCATTTCCATGGTTATGTATAACACATTTCTGCCTTGAGTCAGGGCAGCAGCTGCAACATGACACATAAACAAAGACTTACCTACACCTGTACCAGCTAATGCAACGTTAAGTGTTTTGTTAGGTATACCACCTTTTGTGATACGGTTAAAATATTCTAGATCAAAAGGAATACGCTCCTCTTGTTCATGATAAAAGTCATACCGGTTAGAAACATCAGCTAAGTAATCATGGCCAATGTTAGTATCAAATGAAACAGCCAAAGCTTTCGTAAGAATATCAGGTAATGCATTCTTTGTTAAATTTTGATGCTTACCATCAATAATAGAAATAGACTCCATAATTGCATTATAAACAGCCCTATCTTGGCACCACTTTTCAGTAGTATCCATAAGCCAGTTATCATCTATTTTCTCAGGTGAGAATACATTTGGTATAATTTCTACAGCATGCTGATACTGTTCATCATTAAATTTTTCTGATTGATCTACTTCAATTTTAAAAGACTCCATAGTAGGAAGTCTATTGTATTTAGCGACGTAACCGGCAACCTCTTTAAAAAGTTGCCGGTACACGCCTTCGAAATACTCTGGCTTAACAAATGGTAATACTTTACGCATAAATTTATCATTTGTCAGAATATTGCGTAATACTGTTTGTTCGATGTTTATGTTCACACGTTCTCTTTCTTGGGTGCTGTAGACATAGCTGACTCCATGACAGACATCAGTATTTCTTTTACTACATATTGAAAATCAGTATTTTCTTCATTTAAATCTTCAATAGGTGTATATATTAAGTCATATGAAAAGTTCATGTATTCTTCATCTACAATTTTTAGTTTACCGAATTCAAATACAGTTTCAATATATTCACCGGTTTTGATTCTAATTTGCCAGTGCTCTTCGTTTTCAACCGGTATTAACTCGTAATCTACATTTTCTTGCATATTAATCCTCTACAATTTGATCCATGTCAACAAGAGACTGATGACCGATACTGTATTGCTTTTTTAAGAAATCTTTAAAATCTGTTTCAGCAAAGATCGGATCCCAGAAGGATTTATCAAGAGTTCCATCGTACCGAACCTTAGGTCCAACTTCTCCAGTTGATTGATCAACCGCAGCATACCAGCCATTGGAAGGCTTAACAGCATAACCACCAGCAAGAGCACAATCGAGAAGGCCAGAATAATTACGGACACCACCATCCCAGGAAACAGTAATAGGAATTTTAGACTTTTCTTTAACATAACGACTTTTCTCCACATTAATCACGAAGTGATAACCTTGAATCTCAGTGCCTTTCTTATCTTGCTGCCGCCCAAGAATCCAGATATTATCTGCACTGTAATATATTCCAGTACCGCCACCAACAATAGCCTTTGGAAATAGTCCGATCTCCATATATGTATGGTTAACAGCAATCAGTGGAATATTCTTCATTGTAAGATATGGCGTCGACATGCGGAACAAACCTTTGAGTGCTTTGGCACGAGACATATCCGCAACAGATTTTTCATTGATAGCATCATCTAATTCTTTCTTAGATGCCAAATTACCGATTGAATCAATAACAATAATAACTTTATCTTCTCTATCAATTTCTTCTAACTGAGAAATAAGATCAAATTTTAATTCTTCTACATTTGCAATAGGTGTATGCAGAATACGTGATGTGTCAATACCAAATTGTTCAAAATATGATTGCGGTGAACCAAACTCAGAATCATAGAATAACATAACAGCATCAGGATGTTTCTTGAGATAAGCACTTGCCATAAGAAGTGCAAATGAAGTTTTAAAATGTTTAGAAGGACCTGCCAATACGGTAAGGCCTGGCGCTAAACCGCCGTCGACTGATCCCGATAGTGCCACATTAATCATAGGCACATCTGTTGGAGTCATATCTTGTTCTGTAAAAAACTTTGATTCGGATAAAATGTTTGAAGTTTTAACCTTAGAGTTCTTTTTGAGTTTGTCCATAATTGACATTTTGTTCTTTTTCCCTT